GAGAGCGTATTGAAAATGGACTCGATATGCCTTCTGACTTATTTAACCTGTTCACGAGCAACAGAACAAAAATAACAAGGAACAAATAATCATGAATGAAGTAACACAAAAGACGGCCGCAGGTCTTCCAGCAGCAAGTATGTTTGAAGATGATGCATCACAAGGATTAGGTAATATAAGTCAACAAGACTTAGCTTTACCTTTTCTTAAAATCCTAGGACAATTATCACCTGAAGTAAATAAGAGGGATGGTAAACACGTTGAAGGAGCAGAACCTGGAATGATTTTCAATTCAGTTACTGGAGATTTATACGATGGCGTAAAAGGAATAGATGTTATTCCTGCTTTCTATAAGTTAGAGTATGTTGAATGGAAAGATAGAGGAGAAGGACCAGGTGCACCAGTAATGGTACACGACTCTTCATCTGATATCATGTCACAAACAAAACCAGATGCTAACTATAAAGATAGATTACCTAACGGTAACTATGTTGAAAAGACTGCATCACACTTTGTGATCATTACAGGCGATAGTCCACAAACAGCTTTGATTTCTATGAAGTCTACTCAATTAAAAATTAGTAGAAAATGGAACTCAATGATGTCTGGTATCAAACTAAAAGGTAAAGCTGGTTTATATACACCGGCATCTTTTAGCCACATTTACAAACTAAAGACTACTCAAATGTCTAACGATAAGGGCACTTGGTTTGGTTGGGAAGTTAGTAAAGTAGGTCCAATAACTGAAGCAAGTACGTATCAACAAGCTAAAGCTTTTTCTGAAAGTATCTCTAAAGGTGCTGTGAAAGCAAAACATGTTGAACCGAAACAAGCGGAAAGTAAAAGCATTATATAATCCCTTAGGGGTATGTGCACAGTGCGGACCGTTTGGGAGACTAACCGGTCCGCATCGACAGGATAACTATGAGCGAAAAGTATATAAAATTTTTTGAGGGGTTTGCTTTGGCCTATGGTGTAGCAGATATGTCTACACTAAAGGTTGATCCAGAAAGCAGAAAGCAAAAACCTATTTACCGATGGAACGATGAACCTCTAACAAAAGAGGTATATCTTAATCATTTAGAAGGCACACAATCTATTGGTGTTCAACCATGCAATGAAGAATCAGAAGCAAGGTTTGGTGTTATAGATGTGGACCCAAAGAACTATGATGACTTTGATAAAAAGTTTTTTATAGACATAATACAAAATTACAAACTACCATTAATACCTATATTATCTAAAAGCGGCGGGCTTCATCTATATTTATTTATGGATAGTTTTGTACCAGCAGCATTAATTAAATCTTTCTTAAGCAATCTATTACCATTATTTAAATTAAAACCAGACTGTGAGATATTTCCTAAACAAACACAGCTAACAAAAGACAGTGAAACAGGACAATTAAACAAAGGTAATTTTATTAACTTACCTTACTTTAAAAAGTCTGAGAGGTTAGCAATAAACCTAGATGGTAAACCTTTTAGTTTTGATCAATTTATATCAGTAGTAGAAAGTAATACAGTTAATGCAGAAGATTTAAAAAACATAACACAAAGCATAGAAGACAAAGATTTAGAAGGTGTTGATGAAGAGTTTGACGATGGTCCACCATGTCTAGCACATCTTAGCAAGATAATGAGAAATCCAGGGTTTGATGGCAAGGACAGATTTATGTATAATTATCATGTGTTTGTAAAAATGAAGTATCCAGATAGCTGGCAACAGAAAGTCATGAATGCACCAGTCAAGTATTTTGAAACAGCACATGCAAATGCGTGGGATAAACAATCTCTTAACGCTAAAGTTAGATCATGGTCTAAACAATTTAAAGGTTATACTTGTACACAAAGTCCTATCAGTGATTATTGTAAGAAAGGAATTTGTGTAAAAAAGAAACATGGAATCTTAGCAGGATCTAAAGGATCTTATCCAGTATTAACTAATTTAAAAAAAATAGATCTTGATCCAGAACCAGAATATGAATTTGATGTAACTAAACCAGATGGTATTGGCACAGCTACGGTACACTGTAAGACAGTAGAACATGTTAATGATCAACGTAAACGTAGGAATGCAATTGCTAAAGCTGCAGGGTTTCCACCACCAATTATAAAAGCAGACGAAGATCAAATGGTATTAGAAGTATTATATGGCACACAAACTATTACACATCCACCAGTAGGTACATCACCTAAAGAAAAATTACATGACGTAATACATGCAAAAATTAATGGACCTAAGGCTATGAATGATGCAGCATTTAAATCTGGTACAGTATTAATAGAAGAAGGCATGGCTTACTTTAAATTTGAAAAGTTCTATGACAAATTAAGATCTAAGAATTGGAAACATACAGAAGATAAGACAGGTGTCATGATGAAAGTAAATTATAAAAAATGTAATATAGAATTTTTAGAACAGAAAAGATTTCCTACAAAAGAAAAAGGTAAATACAATACACCTACAAAGAATGTAGTGGCAATCAGTGTAGAAGAGTTTGAAGACATACAGATTAACCACACAAAAATAAAACATAACACGGAGATTATGTAATGATTAGAAAAATATACGGGCCTCCGGGAACAGGGAAAACAACTAGACTAATTAACTATGTAAAAACATTAGTTAAGTTTGGTACACCAATAGATAAGATTGGTTACTTTGCATTTACAAAGAAAGCTGCAGAGGAAGCCATAGATAGGACTTTAGATTTATACCCAAAGTATAATAGAAAAGATTTAAAATATTTTAGAACACTACACTCACTGGCTTTTACAGAACTAGGTATGAAGAAAAGTAATGTAATGCAAGACGAACACTACGAAGACATAGGCCGTAAGTTAGGTATAGAGGTTACAGTTTATTCTAATGGAGAAGAGAAGACAGGATTTGTAGATTCAGATAGTGAATATTTTAATATAATAAATGCAGCAAGGATCAAAGAAATTACAATAGAAGAAGAATATAATACTGATATGTATTCACAAGACATAGACAAACACATGTTACAAATTTTAAAAGACGAAGTAGACAATTATAAGGCAGCATATAACTTGGTAGATTTTACAGACATGATCGAAAGATTTAATGTGTCAGAATTGTGTCCGAAATATGACGTAGTATTCATTGATGAAGCACAGGATTTGTCGCCAATACAATGGAAAATGTATGATATACTTAAGAAAAACTCTAAACATGTTATCCTAGCTGGTGATGATGATCAAGCAATTTATGGATGGGCGGGTGCAGATGTTGCAAGGTTTCAAAACGAGCCGGCAAAAGACATTATTTTGCCACAATCATACAGAATTCCAAAAGCTGTACAAAATATAGCTGGTTGTATTTTAAATAGAATACCAGATCACAGAAGAATTAAAAAAGAATGGTCACCAAGACCAGAAGAAGGTTACGTAGAATATGTAACATCAATAGAAGACTTGCCATTAATTTATGGTGATTGGTTGATACTTGCACGAACTAATGACAAACTTAAAAGAATGTCACCAGACTTAAAAGATATGGGTTTATATTTTGAAATAAAAGGTAGAAAAAGTTACAGGACTAGACTGTACAAATCAATAATGGATTACACACGCTGGACCAATGGTGATAAATTATCTTTGTCTGAGATAAAAGATTTATTTGAATTTTTAGAAGAAGAAATACCAGAGGATGAAAGAATGTATGACTTGTATGAATGGGGTTATTTTAAGACTCAAAGGTGGTTTGAAGTATTTAAAGCTGATCCAGAAGAATGTTTATACATTAGAGAAATGATGCGTAATGAAGAAAGATTATCTGAAAAACCAAGAATAAAACTATCAACCATACACGCAGCCAAAGGTGGTGAAGCTACAAATGTTTTAATTATTTTAGATAATACTAAAAAGATAAGAGAAGCTACAGACAACAGTCTAGACAAGCAAGACGAAGAGCATAGAGTTTGGTATGTTGGAGTAACAAGAGCCAAACAAAATTTATATATAATGACAGCAAAAAGGGAGGACAGAGGTTATGACATCTAAAGTTTGGGACAAGCAAATTGCAGGATCACATTATCAAAAATATAAAATACAACCAAGTAAGTTTGTAGTAGAGAACGAATTGCTATATCCTGAGGGTTGTGCTATAAAGTACATAGTGAGACATCGCGATAAAGGAAAAAAACAAGACTTAGAAAAAGCAATACATTTTATAGAAATGATAATTGAAAGGGACTATGGAACCAAATAATCATATACCATTTTACATGGGGCTATTTACTTGCCTATTGATTTTTTGCTACCTAACATTATGAATCAGTTTTTAAAAGTAAGGTTAAGACTAACAGAAGCTCTTGAAAAAATAGATAAAATTTATAGAGAGAACCAAGTTATGAAAAGAAGATTACTTAAATACGAAAAACCAGGAATGCTTTATCACAACAACAAAAAAGGTTTAAATGAAAATACCAGTATTTAGTGCACAAACAGAGTGGGTTATACCTACAGAATTTCCAGATCTAAGACAGGTTGACGAAATTGCAATTGACTTAGAAACACGTGACCCAGATTTAATTAAAAAAGGATCAGGTGCAATCATTGGTAATGGAGAAGTTATAGGAATAGCTGTAGCAACTACACATTACAAGGGGTACTTTCCAATCAATCACCACGGTGGTGGTAACATGGACCGTAAAAAAGTATTAGAATGGTTTCAAGATCTTTTAAATGCACCATCAACTAAAATATTTCACAATGCAATGTACGATGTATGTTGGATCAGGGCACTGGGACTAAATATTAATGGCAGGATTGTAGATACAATGATAGCCGCAGCTGTGACTGATGAAAATAGATTTAGATATGATCTTAATAGTTTATCATGGAAGTATAATGGTTATGGTAAGAGCGAAGCTGGCCTAAGTGAAGCTGCAGCAGAGTGGGGAATAGATCCAAAGTCTGAGATGTATAAATTACCATCATTAAATGTTGGTGCGTATGCTGAACGTGATGCGGAAGCTACGTTTGGTTTATGGCAAGAGATGAAAAAAGAAATTATAGAACAAGACACACAATCTATTTTTGATTTAGAGACAGATTTATTTCCTTGTCTAGTAGACATGAGATTTAAAGGTGTAAGGGTAGATGTAGAAGCAGCACACACATTAAAGAAAACTTTAGTGGATGAGGAGCGTGCAATACTAACAGAGATAGAAAAAGAAACTAACGTAAGGCCGCAGATATGGGCCGCAAGAAGTATAGCAGAAGTATTTGAAAATTTAAAGATACCATTTGAGAGAACAGAGAAAACAGATGCACCAAGTTTTACTAAAAACTTTTTACAAGAACACGAGCATCCTGTTGTTAATCTAATTGCAAAAGCTAGAGAAGTTAACAAAGCACACACAACTTTTATAGATTCTATTTTAAAGTATGAACACAATGGTAGAATACATGCAGAGATAAACCAATTAAGAAATGCAGGCGGTGGTACGGTTACAGGAAGATTCTCTTATCAGAATCCTAACCTACAACAGATTCCAGCACGTAATAAAGATTTAGGACCTAAGATTAGATCACTATTTATACCAGAAAAGGACTGTAAATGGGGCTGTTTTGACTACTCACAACAAGAGCCACGTCTAGTTGTACACTACGCAGCATTATATAAACTACCTTCAGTGTATGATGTTGTCGACGCTTACAATGATGATGCAAACTCAGATTTTCACCAGACAGTAGCAGACATGGCTGAGATTAAAAGAACACAAGCCAAGACAATTAACTTAGGATTGTTTTATGGTATGGGTAAAAATAAATTACAAGCAGAGTTAGGTGTATCAAAAGAAAAAGCTAATGAATTATTTAATACTTATCATGGCAAGGTACCTTTTGTTAAACAGCTTATGGAAAAAGCTTCTAACAGAGCACAGGATAGAGGACAAATAAGAACTTTACTTGGCAGACTATGCAGATTCCATTTATGGGAACCAAATAGTTTTGGTATGCACAAAGCTATGACACATGAAGATGCACTCCAGGAACATGGACCAGGGATTAAAAGAGCCTACACTTATAAAGCATTGAACAAATTAATTCAAGGTAGTGCAGCAGACATGACTAAGAAAGCTATGTTAGACTTACACAATGAAGGTATTGTACCTCATATACAAATACATGATGAATTGTGTGTATCTATTGAAAGTGACGCACAGGCAAAAAAGGTAGTTGAGATAATGGAGCAAGCTGTTACTCTAGAAGTACCAAACAAAGTTGACTACGAACATGGTACTAACTGGGGGAGTATAAATGATTAATGGCTTATCTTAATGCAAACATACCTGTTATAGAATGTTACGTAAGAGGTAACTACTTACGAGATCAAAAAGATTCACACGATAAATATTTTGAAGTAGG